CATGTTTCCTCTGACTTTCTGCTATTTGAGTAGCGGTGGTTACTTTACACAATTTAGAAAGTCGGTGGTGGATACCCAATGGAAACAAAGTACCCACCACCTAGCCCCAGCACTGCTCAAACAGTGGCTGAGAGTTCTATTTTAAGGCTCTGAACTGTGCTTCAAAGTGTTCCGGCGTTTGGTCGGCCAATTCAATATGCAGCCAATTTGGTGAGCCTTCGTATGAGCCTGCGTTGTCTGTCGCCGTGTAAATCTTCACGCCTGCTTTGCCTTCTCCTCGAGAGCATCGGTAGCCAGCGCCGTAGGAACCATAGGCGTACCAGTGCAGCTCACAAAGCCCGAGTGCTTTGCTGTTGGCTAGGAACCAGTCCCAGATGACACGTGCTTGTGCTTCGTCTTTGTATTTTAAATCAGCTGCAAAACCTGTGGCGTGTACGGATAGTCCTGCATTGTTTCGCATTGGTCGGTTGGCGTATGTGCCTAGTGATGTCATGCCCCAGCGTGCTTTGCATAGTTCGACAAGTTTGGCGGTGACGGGTTTGGTGCCTTTGCCATCCCATGCTGGGTAATACGGGTAAACGCGGTTGCTCATACTGGTGGGTCTTTGGGTTTATCTTTGAGGCCGTTACCAGCCAGCAAACCAATGAGGCCGCCAGCAAGAGTCATAAGCATTGGAGACAAAATAGCCCACGCTTCTGAGTCGTTAGGCGCTTGCTCAGTTGGCTGCACTACAAACAAAAGGCCATACAGCAAGGCAACGATAGAGAACAGAAACGCGCTCGAGAGGCAAATGCCTACAACGAGAATGAGTCGTGCTTTTATTTCTTCGTTGGTGAGTCTGTTTTCTAGTTTCATTTGCATTTGCTTTCCATGAATGATTTGTCAAGGGTGTTAGTGGTGTCACAGTTGTGGCGCGTGCGGTCTGAGCAAGCCGTCAGCGATGTCAAAAACACCAATAGAATCAGGCTATTTCGCATACTTGGCCCATTTGCCGTATAACCATTGAAAAACCTTGTTCATCATGCTGCTTCGTAGTAGATATTAAAAAACATCTGGTCGCCTGTTGTCCATGTAAAGGGCGAAGTCGTGCCTAAGCCGCCGCCATAAACAAAAGTTTGGTCGGCTCTTAAAACACCAAACACAATTCCACCAGTCCCGGAACTTGGTTCGTAAAATCCTTCGTACAAAACATTGGCACTTACATCATAAAACTGAACATCCCCACCATAAGTAGCACCTACCGATGCAGTTACAGGCAATGTAATTACTCCAAAGTTAGTCACCGCTGAAGTGCTGCCTAAGGTAAACACTGCACGAGCAACAATCAACTTTTGAATTTGGCAATACTCTGCAACCACTGTGCCGTTGCCAATCGTGATGTTTGCCCATGCAGGTGTCCAAGATTCCCATGCTGCGCCAATGCTGTTCATTGTGGCCGCAGTAAGAATCTGCCCTGCTGATAGGCCGCCTGTGTATTGTGTTGCCATGTTATGTCTCCTTTAGAAACTGAGAAGGTTATTGTTAAGAGTACCGAAAATGGCATCATCAAGGGTGAGATACTGGTTGCCGTCAGTGCTTTCAAAGGTATAAGAAATGATATGGCTACCCGGAGTGATGTTGTGGCTAACGCCAGACACAATCAAGGTTTGAGATTCTGTGGCTGGGGTGCCAGTACTAAAGTTCTTGACCACTGTGGCAATGCTGGTCAAGTCAAGGTTAAAGCAGATGTTTTGGTTGGTAGTTGAAAGAGCCGCCATCTGGGTTGAGACATTGGTGAACCTCAGCACAGGGTTCTTGTATTTACCTAGCAAGTAATTGCCAAGCGCTGCAACTTCAGACACTGTGCTGTTTAGCAGGTTTGTAATGTTAAGGCTTTGTGATTGGTACTGAGCAATACTGGTGGCATCACTGGTGATTTGCTGAGGCCCAGCAGGGCTTTGGGTGACTATTAGGTTATAAAGCAATTCGTCACCATAGGAATTGAGCAAAGTTTGATATGGAATTGAGCCTGTATAACTAAAGGTTGCCCCAGATACTGGGTTCAAAACACTAGACCTACCTTTAAAAGTTAAAGTCCCGTCAGCCGCTATAAACAAATAGCCTTGTTCGCTGGTGTTCACGAGCTGCAAGTAGGTCAGCAAGTTGGTGCCGTCAGCAATGTTGAAGCCGCTTGAAGATGCTGAAGCCCCCAAGGTAGATGAGCCAGTGCCGATGTTTCGAGCACCTTGGTACTCAACTTCTGTGTAGTTAAGCACTGTGTTAATACGAGCATTTGTAGTTTCTGCCGTAACAGTGTGAGCCACAAGGGTTGTGTTAGCCAACACGGTAAAAGCATCAGAGCAGGCCGCATACATTCTGTCGCCGTTGCTCGCGATGTCGTAGTCCAGATTCCAGTCTGTAATTAGTCCTGTGTAAATGGGGATGCCGTTAGCCAATATTTGAATAGGGCAACGTGGCAACACATATGGGTAGTAAATGCTTGAAGTGTTTAAGGGGTCAAGAATGCGGCTTGAGTTATTAAAAGTTACTGTGGCTGTCCCAGCGTTAAATTGGTCTAACTGGCGTGAACGCCCACGAGTGATGTTCACGGACTCCACAAGGTTCGTGAGGTCAGCAAAGGCTAAACCGCCAAGGGTGCCTGTATCTAACAATCCATAAACAGCATCATCCAGTTGGAAGGGTTGCCCGAAACCTGTTGTGGTTTGAAACCCGACTAGTACTTGAATGGTTGGTGCGCTCACAATGACAGCCCTGTGGCTGGTGCAAAAACGGCACCTGACCTTCGCTGGCTTTTAAGAATTGCTTGAATAATATCCTGCCCAATTTGGTCTGGTGTAGATACAAGCCCGGCATTGACAGTGATATTCATGCCACCACCCATACCCATAGAGCCAAGACGGTCGAGAGGAATTATCGCCTCGGGCCCGGCCTCGCCTGCCGTAATAGTTGTAGCGCGAGTCACCACGCCGCCTTCAGCCATTAAAGTGCCCATGCCAATTTGTGCGCCTTGCAAGTAACGCCCAATTTCAGTTTGTATGTTCGTGATTTCTTCAGGTGTTAATGCGCCGACGGCAGCAGTAATAACATCTACTTGGTCAAGGTTTGGTTTTTTAAGCGCAACTTCAACAGTTTTAATTGTGTCGTTAATGCCTTTCAGAAACTCAGTGGCTGACAAAACACCAGCGCTGTAATACTTAGCGGCTGCACGTTTACCCATGTTGTCTGCAAGGTCAGTCATTGACTGTGTAAGCGTGTTGGCTTTAAGAACACCATCAGCAGAGCCAAGAATTTCCTCAGCAATAGCAGTGCCGCCATCTACGCCAGCTGCTAAAACCTGTGACAGTGCAGTCTCAGATAGTCCACCAGCAATAAGCCTGCTGACTAACTCGCCAAACTTTTTAGCCTTGTCGGCCTGTTTTGCAAGGCTGTCAAAAAATGTCATTGGCTTAGCCTGAGCCACAGCCACTTCACCACTGGCTATGGCTAGTTCTTCCTGCGCAAGAATAAGAGCATCCATGTTGTCTTTGTCTTGGAATGCGTTCCATTTGTTGTACGCCTCATTAACTTTAAGTTGCGCAGCAGATTGTTTTGCCAAGGCTTTTTTCAATTCGTCAGCGTTGCCTGCTGCTTCAGATTGTGCATTACCAAAGTTAAAAGAGCCAATAATTGCTGCACCGACACCCTTGCCAAAAGCGTCAAAAGCACCTTGAGCGTCATCAAGTTTTTGTACGGCCTCTTCGAGTCTGGTGTTAAGACTTTCACGCAAAGCATCAGCAAGTTCTTGAACTTCATACCTAAGTTTTAGTGCAGCCTCTTGAGCATCTTCGTAAGCCTTGGCTTTTTTCTTGGCTGCTTCTGTGGATTTGTTTGTTGAAGTTGTGGTTTTATCAACTTTGGTTTGAAGTAACTGTTCAAAGCCAGCCAACTCTTGAATCTTGTTAGTAACTCGACTGGTGGCTCTTTCGTTCTGTTTAAGCGCTTCGGCTTGGTTGCCTACATACTCATTGACTTTGCCGACAACAATGCCAAGGCCTTTCATTACTTGCGCAAAAGGCAACACAATCGTGGCGAGTTTGACAAATCGGTCTAGCCATTTACCTGTGGAATCTTTGGCTTTGTCAGTGTTTGAAGTTAAATAAATTAAAACATCTGCATAATCATTAAGCGTGTCAAGGGTTTCTTTTAAGACTGGTAAAAACAAAACGCCCATTTGGGTTTGTAGGTCTTTGAGTTTTGCAGTAAAAGTACGTTGCTGATTAGCTG